GGGGTTGTCCGCTGCCCTCCAGCGGGTGAACCACTCCGAGGCGAAGTCAACGGGGTTGTCCGCTGCCTCGTATGCGTCACCAGCAACCTTGACAGCAGAACCGATAGACCGGAACGGTGCTCCGAGCGGAGACGTGTACTTCTGCACGGACCGCCTCGACGCCTCGATAACGTCGGGGTCGCTCATGCCGAGGATTCCTCGCATCACCACGTCGAGCGCATCAGGGTCGCGCCCTGGAGTCGCCCACGGTCGCGGGGCAGACCCACCGTATGGATCCGCCTCATTCATCGGCATGAAGTAGTCGCCAGCAAGAGACGCGCCGGAAGCCGCTACACCCCAGCTGTCCTGTATGTCCTCCCAGGTCGCGCCAGGCTTCTCGCGCTCGACCTCAGCCATGGCATCAACGATCTTCCGGTACCCGTCCTTCTGCGGGTACCTGTCGTCCATGCCGTTGACGAAAGCCTCGCGCTCATCGGGAGGCATCTTCGACAGAGCCTTCGCGTCTGCGATCCAACTAGCCGTGGAGAAGATCGGCCTGGACGCCGCCGTGACAAGGCCAGCGCCGCGCGACACCAGCGACATCGCGCCAGGCACAGAGAGTCCGAAGTCAGCAAGGTCAGCAACCTTCTGGAACCGGCTCATCTCGCCATCAAGCGCAGCGCCGCCCTGAATCGCCTCATCAGCGACCCGTGGCAAAACCTGCGAACGGACTCCGAACTCGCCAGCCTTGGTGATGGCAGCGGCGACCTCTGGAGTCGCGTTGAGCACGTCGTCGCGCCTCACGCCGAGGGCTTCCCGTCCAACCGCGTAGGCAGACATATCCTCGACGTTCACGGCGGGCTTCGGCTGCGCCCGCAACTTCTGGACAACGAACGCCTTTGCGAGCGCCTTGCGCTTCGCAGGGTCCGCCTCGCTGCCGAGGACAGAAGCCTGCTCGTCTGGCGTGAGAGACACCTTCACGCCAGACGGCCCGTCAGTGCTTTCTAGGTAGTCAGCGAGCAACCCGCGCTGTGCAACAGGGTCAGTCTCGTCGCCGTAGATGGATGGCTGAACCTCCTTCGGAATGTCGAGTCGCATGGACTACAGCTCCAAAGTCTGGTCTGCCTCACCTGGCTTCACTGGCTGCTTCTGCCCAACCCCGAACCGGTCCACCATGAACTTCTCAAGCAGCGTTCCGGTCGCGGACTTGCCAGCGGCAAGCCTAGCCAACTGCGACGGGTTGCCCATCACCGCACGGGCTCGCATGGCGTACTCGTCGTCGCTCTTCACCGGCTTGCCGCCAGCCTCGTCCTCGGCGCGCAGGAGGTACGCGACCTCCGACTCCGAGAGGGGAGGCGCATCGGATGCGGACGGAGGGTCGAAGTACTGGCGGGCGGATGCGGGGTCGAGGATCTGAGCGGCCGCAAGCGTGGCCCTGCGCTTCGCCTCCTCGTGAACCTCTGGCGGAACTCCACCGGCACCGCCGCCGTTGGCCTTGACGTACTCGCGGTACGCGGTGTCGTAGACCGACTTGCGGAGGATGTCCAAGTTATGCCTGCTGCGGCCTTCAACCTCCTTGTCTGTCTGCGCGCGGATCAACCCAGGCGTCGCAGCAATGCGCGACTGCTGGGTGTCAGCAGCCTGCCCAGTGGGCACCTCGTAAGCCTTGGTCTCCATACGGTTGAACAGACCCAAGTACGGGAGATCTTCGGCAGTCGGCTTGTATCCCTGGAACCGGATGGCGTTGGCGATCTCGGCACCGCGCTGGATGGCGGCAACCTGTTGTGCCTGGGATTCCGCATCGGCGGCTGACTGCCTCTGCATCAGCGCCGCCATCGAGTCCTGGTACTGCCCCATGCGCTGCGTGTAGAAGTTCTCGTACTGTTGGACGAGCGCAGCCGCTTCTGCCGGGGACTTGCCAAGCTCCTTCGCGCGTCGGCGAAGGAGCATCGACGCCTCCTGCGGCGTAGGCGCGTAGTCGGGCCGGAACCCGACTGACACCAGCGGGTTCTCTACGGGAACGTCAGTCTGGAGCGTGGGGTTCACGCCCTCCATCGACCGCACCTCGGCAAGCAGCCTTCTCGCGTCCTCCTCCGACAGCACACCCTGCCGCACGCGGGAGATGATGTTCACCTCCTCGGGACTGGTGCCAGCCGACTCCATCTCGCTCAGGTGGTCGCCACCAGCGAGGTTGAAGTTGACGACGCGCCGAACCAGATCCTGCTCCTGCGGAGACAACCGACCGTCCGACAGGATCTCCTCGGTGCGCGACCGGATCTCGTCGTCACTGAGCCCGTTGGTGTTGGTCAGGATGAACCGCGAGAGGTTGCGGACCGCTGGCGTCTGCTTGGTGAACTTGTCACCCCAGATCGTCTCGGTATCCCCAACCGGAGTCAGCGACGGACCGTCAACCCCTGTGAGTCCGTAGTTGACTTGACGACGAACCGCAGCAGCATCGGCATCGCCCCAGTGGCCGTCGCCCAGCATGTTCTCCATGTTGGCGCGGACCTCTGCCTCCGAGAGACCGCCACGGTTTCCGACGATGAAGTCCGACATCCTCTGCGCCTCCGCAGAGGGTGCGACGTTGCCTGCCTGCCTACGCAGGAACTCGCTGAACCCGCCGCCGACCGGGACAGAGCCGCTGCCTCCAGACCCAGCCGACCGACCGCCACCACTGACGCCGCCCGCTCCCTGCCCGGGAGTCGCCTGCGTCAACCGGTCCTGCTGAATGTTGCGTGCGTTCTCGCGAGCGAGTTCGCGGTCGAGGGCAGTCGTGGCGAGCCGGTTCCCGAGGGTCAGCCCGTCCAGCGATGACCGAAATGCCTGAGCGAACGCATTCGGACCGGAGAGTCCGAGCATCTCTGGATCGACACCGTAGACCGCGCGAGGCATCAGTACATCCCCCCGTACTCGCTCTCAAGCGCGCGTCGGTACGCAGACGCACGCTGCTGACCAGCGCCCTGGAATCCAGCCGCGCTCTGCCCAGACATGGTGCCGCCAACCGGGATGCCACTCGCCAACTTCGACAGATCCAGAGCCTCGATGTTCGACGGACTCAGGTTCTGGGCCTGCTCTGCTCCGATGGCACCGAGGCCAGCGGACATATGAGCAGCGCGTCCTGCGCCGATTGCCTGAATCGCTGCCCCGAGTCCGGCAAACGGCCCGCCAGCCGCCTGCAACCCAGAGCCAACAGCAGCATCGACTCCAGCCCACACGTTGTTGCCGATGGTGTCCCGATTGATCCGCTGCCCGACAGCTTCATTCGCACGACGCAGCACGTCGAACCGCGACGGGTCGCTGTTCATCTGGAGCAGTCGCTCTCGAGCGTCCTGATACGCTGCGGCCTGACGCTGCGCCTGAGCCGAGTTCATGGACGACCCAAGCGCGGACTCCAGCGATGTGCCAGAGAACCCCATACGCTTCGCTGTGTCAGAGTTCAGAGCCTGAGCAAGAGCACGACCCTGCTGATTGCTCTGCTTGAGACCGCCCATGATCCGCTGGACATTCCGCTCCTCGTCGGGGCGGATGAAGCGGTCGTAGATCTGCTGACCTGTGATCGGCTTGCCAGCGCCAACGCTGACGCCATCAGGGCGCTCCGTGCCGGTCGCGTTGCGAAGTCGCCGGTAGAGTTCGTCTGTCGAGCCGATGTAGTCGCCAGCAGCCATCAGACGGTCCTCCCGATGCGCGCGATGCGTGGGTCAACAACATCCGTCACGCCAGCAGGATCGTTGTCGAGTCCAGACAGGAACCTGTCCGCGTAGGGCATCAGATACTTCGCAGCGAGCGCGTTCGCGTACTGCATGCCAGCGCCGTGCGCCTGACCAGCAGCGTTCACATGCGCTGCGGCCAGACGGTCCCTGCGCTGCGCCTCCTCCGCGATCAGCCTGTTCCGAAGCGCAAGTTCGTCCAGACCGGCGCGGAGTCCAGCGCCACCGAATACGGAACCGGCTGCGCCCTGTGCCGCACCAGCGCGTGCGAGGTCAACGCCGCGAACACCAGCAGGACCGACAGGCACAGGCATCGCGCCTCGAGACTGACCAACAGCCATCTGAGCGCCCTTCATGGCGACAGTGCGCTGTCGGTCAGATTCCTCTCGGAACGGGCGGGTGGAAAACGTCTGCTTCATCCAGTCCATGGCAGTACAAGCCTACCCTGTCAACGGTACAAAGCAATGACGTTCAGCGATCTGCCAGAACAACGCCAGTGGATGAACCCGTCGATGGCGTTCGAGTCCTCTGTGGACGCGCGGAAGTCCACGCGGACCCATGCGTCATGCCAGCCAGACGAGACACTGGACACCGACTCCAGGTGGATCGGAATCGGAAGCCTCGCAGCGTCCGCACTCGCCTCAACGGTTTGCACGTCGAACGTGGCCTCTGCCACGCCGTCGAGATACAGGGTCGCCGTGACTGCGTGGGTGAACACGACTCCTGCGTGCGATGCCGTCTTGGCGTACACGAGATCGATCTCCGTCGTGATCGAAAGCGTGCCGCCATGCTGGACGTAGAACCTGAGCGACAGATCCTCCACGTCGAAACTGTTCAGCAGAGCGAACGTGCGTCCGGTCTGGACGAGGATCCCGTCAGCGCCAGCTGCCACAAGAAACCGCACCGGCATCGACGCAGGCAGGCGGCTGTTCGACGCAGACCAGACCTCGGTGAGCGCGCTCTTGTGGAACGACTGCGCGTCCAGAGTCACGATGTTCGTCAAGTCGGTAGATGCGTTGATCGCGTCACCGAAGTCGCTGAACCCACCGGCAACATCCGCTGGGTCGAACGCATCACCGTTGGAGATCACTGGCGCTGTGAAGGTACTCATCTGGACACCGCCAGCACGGTCATCGCGCCGCTCGACAGGGTGCAGTCCGCGCCCTCGCCCTCAAGTTCAACCGTCGTCGTGTTCGCGCTAGCCACCGCAAGCCACGCGATTTTGAGCAACTGGATCCCGCTCGCCACAAGGTAGTGCGTCCGCTGGATGACCGTGGACCCTCCGATCTTGATTCGCAGGATCGCAACCGGCGCAGCGCCAGTCACCGTAGCGCGAACCGTGGCCCTGACGAGGTACGCCTGCGTGCTGAACGTCGTGTAGTCGGACGCCGAACTCGGGATGACTGTGGCAGGCGTGCCGGACAGCGCGGTGCTGGCAGCAGTCTTCGACTCCAGCGACTTCCAGTCCGCCGCAGTTGTGCAGTGCCTCGTGTGGACGGCACCTGTCTCAACCTGGCTCGCGCCGACCGCGTTGTTGACCAGCGTGGCGAGATCATCAAAGTTCTGCTCAACCTCGTCTGCGTCGAGGCTGTCGCCTGGCCTGATCCTGTACGTGAGACTCATCGCGCGAACCCCATCCCGAGGATCGTCCGTCTTGTGACGTGTGCAACCTGGGCGTCATTCTGGCGAAGCTCAGAGCCAAGCATCGTGATCCTGTGGGCACCAGCATCGAGGAACACGTTCTGCTCAACGTACCCTGACCAGTACACGGTGCCAGATCCGCTCTGCACGGCAGGCACGGTCGAGATCGTATCCAGCGGCTTGCCGTCAGCCACGAGACGCAGCCGGATTCCGAAGTAGGTGGCGGACGTTCCCGTCGCGCAACTCCACTCGACTTGCCCGACAAGCACCATCCACATGGACGAGTTGAGCGTGAACTCAAGCGCAACGGGATCGTTGTCGCTCGTGCCGTCTCCAATCGGGATCCACGCGCCGCGAGAGGTCTTCTCCGTGCCGGATGTAATCAGCGTCATCGCCTTCGCCGTGCCCGGGTTGGGGTCGATGATCAGCAGGCCGGTGTCGTCGTCATGGGTGAACGTCGTGGAGTTCGCGCTGCCAGAAGGCGCAGGCGAGTTGGCGACGATTACCCCTAAATCCGCGAGGTTGTTCTGGTCGAGATTGTTGCCAGCCTCCTCGGCGCGCTGGAACTCGCGCATGAGCAGATCTGCGTCAGCGACGAAGCCATCTCGCGGAACGAACTTTGCCTTGTACAGCATCAAGCGGCCTCAAGTCGCACCATGGCGCGATACAGAGCGCCATCGTCATCAAGAGACCTTACTGCGACACCGCCGATGGTGCGTAGGGCCTTGTTCACGGCAGCGAGGAAGTCCGACCGCAACTGCCCAGAGGTCACGCCGAGATCAGCGTTCGCGTTGATGGCGACCTCAAGCCGACGCAGCACCTCAGAACGTGGCATCTGTACCGTCCTGCCGCTGCCCGTGGTCCTCGTAGAAGACCTCAAACCCCGCGATGTGAAACGGCTCGTCAGCGCCGGTCGTTGAGAAGCCGAAGCGGATGCTCTTTCCGAGCACGCTCACGTCTGTACTGTCCGTGATATCGACCCGAACGGACCGCGTTCTGCGCGAGTCCCACGTCCTCGATGTGCCCCACACGCCATCGTTCCATGTCGTCGCGTCGCTGTCGGCCACGGCGACCGTCGAACTCCCACGGTTCGACCGCCCATCCCACGACACCGCCCAGTCCACAGTCAGGCTGTGCGACCCGTCCTGTACGTAGTAGACGATGATGTGCGAGAACCTCTTGTCTGAACCTGGAGACTTCAAGTCGAGCCAGCGAGTCTCCCAGCGGCCCGTGTACGCGACTCCACGGATGTTCGTGTCCGCGTCCCACAACCCGAGTTCCCACTTCGACGTGCCGTCAGACGTAGACCTGAACAGCACCAGCGTCTCGCGCTTGTAGTTCATGGCGGCACCGAGGACGAAGCCAGTAAGGCGAGTGATCGCACCTGTGTCGATGTGGATCGCCCAGACCTCGTTGTTGAAGTCGGACGCGCCAGCGTTCACAGACAGCATGACTCGACGCCCCTCGCGGTCGGCCCAGCCGAAGGCGTCCTCAAGGTACGCAGGCGGCAGCAGTCGCACCCACTCGTCAAGCTCCCGCGACAGCGGCTCGGTCTGAGAGCCATCAGTGGCGAAGAACCCGTCATCGCTCAGGAAGTACACCCGACCGTCGAACTGCACAATCGCGCGGTCTGACACAGCGCCCACGCCCTGGCTGATCGGGGAAAGTACAGGGTCCTCGTTCCTGTCGTGGGACAGCAGGAAGATCGAATGCCGCTTGAACACAAGCGCATAGTCCTGCGCCACAGCCCAGCCGGTCACAACGTCCCCGTCAGACGACGACACGTCCAGCACGTTCTGCGTCGGGACCGCCTCTGGTGCGCTCAACCCGCTGTAGTAAAGAAAGGACGGCGTGTTAGCCTCGCCCCAGTAGTACGTGCGGCCACGAAACACGAACGCGCCCTTACACACTGGCGGCGGAGAGTTCGTACCCTCGGCAGGCAGGCCGACAGTGGAAGGCTCGGACCCGTCCGGCGTGTAGTCCATCCACAACTGGCCCTTGATCCCACTGAGCCTCCGCATCAGCGTGAACGTCAGCCCGTCTGTAGCGCGGTAGAACTGCCTTGCGACCACGTTGTTCTGCTGCGGGTAGCAGTTCGACAGCACGGCGACGTTGTACAGGTAGCCAGACGAGCCAACGGCCTCATCGCTGATCGTAGCGATCACGGATGGCTCGCTCTCTTGTCCTCGGTCGTTGATGTACGTCTGGACGTAGGAGTACGTGGTCGTCGCAGAACCCTTCGCCATGGCGAGGTCCGTGAACAACTCCGTAGACGACGCTGCGTCGATCAGGAACGGGTCAACCGGCGGAGGCGGGGCCTTGATTCCCAGCGGCGCGCCGACGTGACCGTCCCATCTGACGTTCTGCGTCTGCCCGTCAAAGAACATGATCATGTCGGCGTACTGACACGCGCGAGCCGCGTCCCGCGACCGGCGCTGCCTACGCAACCCCTCAAACACCGTATGGAGGTCGTCACCCTGTAGCAGCGCGATCTTGTCGTCGTAGGCGACGAGGATCTCAGTCGAGCCGTGGTGATGCAGTTGGTACAGGCCGAACGCGCCATTGGTCACGAACAGCGGGTCGGTGTCGGTCCAGTCCACAAGCGGGACAATCCCCTTGACCTTCGCCACTTCGCCGCGCTGGGTGAACACGACGCCCTCTGCGTCATTGCTTGACCCGTCAGCCTGCCAGACGCGAGTATCCAAACCGGTCACGTTGACCGGCTCAAACCGCATCGAGTTGCCCTTTGCGCCAGCCAACTACGGACCCTGGATCACATCGGGCCAGCCGACAGACACACCGCTGAACACGTCCCGGCTCCCGATCTCAAGGATCTTCGACCCCTCGACGGTATCCTGCCGGATCATCGTCTGGATCCCAGCCTCGAACCGCGCTTGCGGAGACCCGGCCCTCCCCTGTTCCTCAGCGGACCCGAGCATCCGCATCTCAGCTCCATCCAGCCACACGTTGTCATACGTCGCGGGGAACAGCGGCCTGTCGTTGTCGTCGGCAAGGTCAACGCCACGGACGAGGCACACGGCTTCGATCTGGTAGACCGAACTCGGCACAGGCCACAGCCGCAGGAACGCTTCAGAGCCGCTCTCAGGCGCTCGCGCCCCCAAGTACTCGTCAGTGGTCGCGTCGAGATACGTCGCCCCGTAGGTGGCAACGTCGCCAACGTGGTACGGCACGCTGCCGCCAACGCGACTGCGGTACACGCGGACGAGGAAGTCGCGCCTCGACGGCGGGGTGATGACGACGGAATGCTCGTTCCCGCTCTGCAAGTACGACACGGACGGAGACAACCCCGACTCCGCACCGCTCTGCTTGTCGATGTAGGACACCCAGTACAGGTACACGCCCTGCGCGGGTCCAGATCCAGAGGTGTAGTCAACGGCAGTGGGCGCTGCCACAGGCGCTGGATTCGGCTCCCTTCGGACGCAGGCGTAGCAGGTAGGCTCACCGGTCGTCGTCGGGTCCCACGCTGCTGCACGGTCAAGCGCCTCAGCCTTGAGCGTCCGCGCCCAACCTGTCCCGCTTCGCAGGATGACCTGTAGCGCGGTGTCGGCATCCAGAGGTAGCGCAACCTCGTCGTACAGGACCGTGGGCGTTTGCGACGACACAGACGCCGCGCCCCACGGAGCGTCGAGCGTCAGCGTCGTACCAGCAGAGTCCAGGTTCTGGACGCGAACCGTGGTGGACGACACCACCATCCGCTTGCCCCACAGCGTCGCAGGACCAGCGGACGTGATGGTCGCAAGGCGGGAACCCTGCGTCGCAGCGAACGTCGTGATGGACGTGGAGTCCGCCGCTGTCGTACCCATGCGGAACGTCTTGCGGAGCCAAGACCAACGCTTCCGCGACTCGATGTCGCGGCGGGCGTCGTTCAGGAATCCGTTAAGCGCAGCGTCGCTGTAGCTGCGATCCGAGCGCCGTCGCTTAAGAGACGTTCGGGCGTCTGCTAGTCGCACAGCGGACTCCTACCGCCGCGCGCCTAGAAGTAGGTGATGCGGCGCTTGAGGGTGACGACCAGCAGTCCAGACAAATCCGACGCCGACGCCGCCTTCGTGAACACGACCTTCCCGACCTCGCCAATGGAGAGGCTGGGAGCCGTCAGCGTGAAGTCTTCGGCGTCGAACGCAGTGATCCCGTTCAGGGATGCCGCTTCCGTCGTCACCGCCGTCATCATCGCCGTCGAACCCGAGCCGTCCGTCCCGGCGTTCTGCGCCTGGATCGTCCAGTAGTTGCTCGCGTCGGCTGCGATGGTCACGTCGGGGACGAAGGAGAGCGACACCTCCTGATCACCGTCCACAGCGTAGGCGAACGTGATCGCCGTGGTTGCCGAGATGACAGGCAGCCGAACGCTGTACTGCACCAGACCGCCGAGGCTGTTGGGACCGTTGGTCGCGTTGGCGATGTTGGGTGGCAGACTCATCGGCTCTCCTCTCAGTTGTGCTTGAGGACGAACACAGGGATGGTCGTCGCGGTGGTCGCGGAGCCCAGAGCGACCGCAGCCGGAGCGATGTGCTGCCGCAGGATGCGGAAGCCGATGCTGGTCTGGATCGAGCCGTTGTCCGCAGACGAGCTGCTGAACGTCACGCCCGTGCGGATCGCGATGTTGGCAGTCGTGTTCACGCTGGTCAGACGAGCCATCAGAGGCCACGAGTCCGTCGCAGCGGCGAGGGCATCAGGACCGCTGCCGGAACCCGTGATGTTGACCTCGCCGGTAGCGCCGGTCGAAACCACGATGGCGCGACCCTGCACGTTCCACAGGTCGTTGTCGTCCACGTTGATGGCGTCGGAGAGTCCCACGTCGGTCCCGCCGAACTGGACGCTGATCGTCGCCGTGTCGGTGCTGTTCTGGTCCGCGATGTAGCCGGTGGCCCAGAACTCGATCACGTCGCCAGCAACGAGGGTGTTGGCGCGGATCTCGACCGTCTCGTCGTGGAACTCCTGCGAAGTGCTGGAGTTGCCAGCCTCGCTGGAAGCCGTGACGTTGCTGTCCGACAGGCCACCGCTCATCGACGGGTTCGTCAACTTGACCAGAGCGGTCGAGCCGTCCTGGCGGATGAGCGGGTCGCCAGCCGCGATGTTGGTCGTGGACCCATCGACCGAGGCCAGAGGAGCGTACCCCTCGACCACGACCGCGATGTTGGCACCCGCCCCGAACGACACGTCGTCCGCCATGGGGCCATCAGCGACGGACACCACTCCGCCACGGCTCAGGAACGTCTCTGGCTTCGTGGAGTCGAGGTCCGGCGTCTCGAAGTTGTACCCGTCCGCGTCAGCACTTCCGTCCGTCAGGTCGCACTGAAGGTACGCGCCAGGAGAGACGGCAGCACCCGTGTTGTTCTTGCCGTAGATGATCTGGGGCGAAGCGGCCCCACCGATCTGTGCGATGCTCATGAGTCTGGCTCCTAGATGGTGGCCGCGGCCTAGTAGATGACCGAACCGGAGAAGTCGATGGCTCCCTGCCGCTTGATGCTGGAGCACGACAGGAGGGGGTTCATGTACATGTTCACGACCAGAGCGTCCTGGTTGACCGGCTTCTGCGGCTTGTCGATCCGCAGGATGGTCTTGGTGCTCTGCCGCAGGAAGTGGAGCTGGAAGCCGTAGCCCATGCCCTGGTTCTTCGGCATGCCGTTCAGCCCGGGGAGCGTGAACATCTCAGGCTTGATCCCGCCCTTCACGGTGCGGCCCGTGGTGGTCAGGAAGAAGATCTTGCCCGTGCCCGTCAGGTTGTCGCGGTCGTAGACCAGCGGCATCTCCTTGAACATCACGTTGGCGTAGCCGAAGTCCGCCATGTCCTTGTCGAACAACGACTGCTTCGGGGCGAGTTCCTTCTCCAGGAAGCCGTACACCACATCGTCCGCGATGCCGATGTCGGGGTGAAGACCCTGCGAGGAGCACGCGCGGTACGTCGTGTTCATCACCTCGATGCCGTCCACGCCGAACCGAGTGATCTGGCCGTACTTGTTCCGCCAGTTGGCGTAGGTCGCCTTGGGGAGACCGCCTGGAGTGCGCGCGTTGATCGCCTGCTGCGCCTCGGTTGCAAACTCGATGAACGTCTCGATGCCCTTGAGTCGCTTGGCGGGCAGGGAGGTGCCGTCCCCCATCAGGTCCGCGCTGACCCCGGCGTTGAACGTGTGGAGCGTCTGGTTCTGCTTCGCCTCCGCGAGGTCGATGACCTTCTGTGGGCCGCTGTTCTCGTCCACCTCGGTCTGGTCGAGCGTCCACGAGCCACGGTACTTCGGCCACCCCTGGTAGCGGGCGGAGTCCAGGGTGTCCTCGGGCGTGATGCCGAACGACTCGTACTTCGCCACGGCACCCGTGTTCACCGAGTCCTCAAGGACGACGGGGCAGCGGATCTCAGACCCCCCGTTCTCCACCGTGAAGGCACCGCCGCGCAGCATGTGCAGCATCAGCGGGTGAGCCCGCAGGATGTCATACGTGACCTTCGGGTTGATCTTCGGGAGGGTGGTGGCGAACAGGCCAGCCAGATCGATAGTCGCGGTCGTCATGCTGGGTTACCCCTCAGCGGTAGGGGCATCGCCCCATGAGTTGGAGAACTGGAAGTCAGCGCCCGGCTGGACGCCAAACTCCTGAAGAGACTGCTGGAACGCAGCCCCGAAGGAGGACGGGACGGTAGTGGCAACGCGCGAGGGCGCGGCAGCACCAGTGGGGCGAGCGGGAGGGCGCTTCGCGGGGGACGGCTTGGCGGGCGCGGAAGCCTTCGTCTCCAGTTGCGCCATGCGGATCGCAAGTCGGGCGGCGCGCTCAGGGTTCTCGGCGGCGAGTTCAGCGATGTCGGGTTCCCGCTCGAGGATCGCGCCGACAGAGCCAGCGAGACCCTTGGCGTTCACGCCCATCTCACCGGCCACCTTGTGGTACGCGCCCACGAACTGCTGCTGCTGCTGGATCGGGCTGAGACCCTGCTGGAGCGCATCGAGCTTCGCCATCAGCGGAGCGACAGCACTCTCAACAGCCTTCTTCGCGTACCAGTTCACGTAGTCGGACGGCGAGGTCGTGGTCGGATCGGGCGGAGTCTCGGGCTCCGCAGCGACGGGCGCGGGCTCCAGTTGCCTTCCCTGCGCCTGCTGCGCGAGCAGACTGGTCAGGAACTCCACCTTCTCAGCCAGAGCAGAGATGCGCGGGTCATCCGCAGGCGCGACAGGCGCGTCAGGCGTCTCCTCCGTTTCATCTTGAACCGGAGGCGCGTCATCACCAAAACCGACAGCATCGAGGATGTCGTCGGTCTGATCGGGGTCAAGTCCCGTCTCGATGTTGTCCTGCAATGTCACTCCGAACCATTCGACGTTTCATTTTGCGCCGATGCTGATAGCCTGATGCAAGAGTCGGCACCCTGTCAACGGAGAATCTCAGATGGCGCGAATTAAGCTGCAAGACGCAATGATCGACAAGTTCCTGACGGACATGGTGTCAGCCAAGGCCAGAATCGATGAACAGCATCTTGAGAAGTGGCGCGCGGTGGCTGACACCTACGAGGGCAAGGGGCGGTCGGAGCGGGCGGGGCTCGGCAAGAACGCCCGCGAGATCAACTTCAACTTCATCCTCTCGACCGCGAACACCATCGTGCCGTCTGTCTTGCCTACCGACCCGTACATCAGTTTCAACTCGCGCAACCCGCTCGACAAGGAGGCGGCACGGACCGCAGAGGCTGCGGTGAACTACGCCTACCGGCTCGGTCGCGCCAACAGTTCCACGACCAAGATCCTCCTCGACTGCGAGATGTTCTCGATGGGTGTCGGAAAGGTCGTCTACAACCCGGCAGGCAACGTCGTCCCCGTCATCCACTACGACCAGGATGCTGTCATCGAGTTGGACGACGACGACGACGACATCAGCGCACTCGTCTCTGATGAGATGAGCGAGGATGGATTCGACCCGTTCCTGATGGACGACGGTATCGACATTCCCACGCTTGAGCGTGTGGCCCCGTGGAACTTCCTGTACCCCGAGGGGACCGACGACATCAACAAGTGCCCGTGGGTCGCAGAGCGCCTCCTCGTGCGCCTCGACCACCTCCGCATGTTCGACGGGTTCACCGTCAAGCCCGGGATCGTGGCGAACGAGGCCGAGTTCTCGCCTGCGGCTGGGACGCTTTCACAGGCGTTCAACTACAGGCCAAACGTCAGTGAAGACCCCGCGTTCGTCACCTTGTACGAGATCCACTACTGGGTTCGGAAGGGCCGCACCCTGCGGCGGCGGATCCTGTGGCTGCTCGACAACACGAACGCCACCGGGTTCGACCGCGTAGTGCGGCACACAGAGGACGACAGCGGAATGCGCGGCTATCCGTTCGTGATGCTTCGCACCGTGGTCAACCCGGGGAAGATGTGCGAGCCGGATATCGCTGACTTGGCAGCTATTCACCCCATCGCGGAGCGTCTGAACGACGAGTTGTCTGCCGTCCTTCGCCACCACAGGCAGGCGAGCAAGCAGAAGTACGCCACCGTCCCCGGCGTACTCAGCGGTGACTCCCAGCTGGAGGCGATGCTCGCCTCAGATAGAGACATGGCAGTCGCGGAACTCCCGGCGCAGCTAACGGACGTGAGGCAGGCGCTTCAACTCATCCCCATCGCCCCGATGCCGAACGACGTGCCGTTCATCCTCCAGATGCTCCAGCGGCTCATGTACGAGGTCGGCGGAGTGGACGTGTTCCAGCGCGGAGGTGTAGCGCGGAAGGGCACGACAGCCACCGAGGTCGCGGTCGCCTCCCAGTCCTTCCAGAACAGGGCTGCTGTCCGCAAGCGCGCCGTCGAACAGTTCATTGAGGACGTGGCGCGCAGGTTCCTCGACTGCATGCGCCGCTACTGGACCGCGCCCGTATGGATCCGAGGAGCCGGGACCGGCGACGAAGCGCACGTCGAGGTCAGCGCAGAGATGATGCGCGGCGCGTTCGACATCACCGCGTCCGTCTCCGAGTTCGACCCGAACGAGCAGACCAACGAACTTCAGGCGTTCAACGGTCTGCTCCAGACCATCGCAGCGACGACACAGACCATGCTGCCACTGGTGCAGAGTCAGGTGCTTCCTGCTGACACCATCACCAACTTCATTGCCAAGGCGTTCGACCTGTGGAAGCAGGACAAGCGGAGACTCATCGGCCCGCTGTCGTCCATGGCGAACCCCATCGCGTCTGCGTCAGGCGCTCCAGCGAACGCCGCCCCGCCTGGCGAGCCAGCCCCTGGCGAGGACGCAGAGGCCGCAGAGATCGACGGAAACGGATTCGCCCCTGGAATGGGGACGCTACTCGGGCTGGCGGGGACTGGACCCCGACCAGGCGCGGGGCAACCTGTGGAGGGTTTCTAGATGCTGTACGTGTTCAAGTGTCAGAAGGCGACGTGCGGGGTGAAGTTCGAGGAGGCGATGCCGCTGTCTCGCTACGAGAAGTTGCTGGCGATGGACCCGCCGCTCTACGAGGTCATGTGTCCCGTGTGTCACACGAAGGCTCCACAGCGCCACTTCGATGCCGAGTCTGCCCCTGCCTACCACCGCGACGTGGGCACGTGGGATCCGCGAACCGCGCCGACCGCGCTCGCGGGGAAGTCGTGGAACAGCGCAGACGAGAAGAAGGCGCAGGTTCGCGATGTGCTCGGTGACGGGTTTGCTGTGGGCGAGGTGGACCGGGACAAGACCGTCAAGGCCAAGAGCAGCGAGACGAAGCGCACTCTCGCCAAGGACGCCAAGCCGTCGAAGTCCCCGGTGAACGTGCGCGGCGCTGTGGCTCAAGCGGTGAAGCCGGGTGTCGCGTTCCGTATCGCAGACCTCGCGCGTGAGATCGGGGCGAAGTACCAGCCCGTCTACGCCGCAGTCATCCGGCTACCCGGAGTCGAGAAGGTGTCGCCAGGCGAGTACATGCTGTCCGCATGACCTACTGGTAGACGAACCCCGCGGCGGCGGCGTCGGCCTCATCTGCCTCGACAGCAGCGACCTCCCACATCTCCTCTGTCCACGTCCTTGCGTCGTAGGGGTCTGGGGCGTCCTCCTTCGGGCGCTTGTTCAGCCGACCGCTGTAGTGGGCCACGGCGCACCCGATGATGACGCTCATCGCATCGTCGTCGTGCATGCCTGACGGGGCTCCGATCTTGAGCATCCGAGTCCCATCAGCGTCACTCTTGACCACGGCGGCTCGGAGGGCGCGCAGTTCGTCCAGCGCGTTCCTCGACCGGATCTTGATGTACTTCTCGCGGAAAGCCTTCGTGGCGAGGCCGACAGCGGCGTTCTTGCTGGACGACGTGGTGCTCCACCCGAGGAGTGCTGTCGGTGACGAACCGACCTGATTCACCACCTTGCGCCGATACAGGTTGTAGTACCGCGTGTGGTACAGCATGGCGATCAACCCCTGACCAGCGCCAGTGCTCTCAGGCACCAGCACGGCGCGGTTGTAGTAGATGGCAATCAGCATCAGAATGTCGGCGTAGTAGACCTGATCTACCTTCCCGCGCCAGCCAGCGACCTGATCAAGCGTCTCCTCATCGAACACGGTAACGGAGTCGTAGTCCCCGTCCTCGTGACCAGCAGCAACGTCGGCTGAAACGATGTACCTGCGACGAGGCTCAGGCTTCGCCCACACCGAGAACGAACCCTGACCAGGCATCGCTGGCACAAGCTCTGGCTTGTACGTCGTCCACAGCCGCTCGTACTTGTCAGGCGACCACCCCGACGAATCCACGATCTCGTACCACTGGTGCTCAGGGCACGAATGGAACGAGCCTGGGTCGAAGCCGTTGTAGGGCTCGCACACATCGCACGAGCAAACGTGGGCGCGCTCCTGATACTCCATGTCGCTCGCATCAAACACAAGGCGACCTGTGCTGCCGAAAGCCTCCTCGTCAGTGCTCGGGTACTGCTGGCGGAAGCCTCCGACATCACCTCCGCACTTCGTAGCGATTGTCTCTCTTCGCCACTGGAGACCCTCAAGCGTCACGAAGTCTTTGAAACGGTCGAGCAGGTCGAGTTCGTCAGGCGACAGCGACTTGCGGAACTCGGCCTCGGAGACCTTGAGAGGCTTCCTGTACTCCGTCATCAGGAACCACGGCGTGAAGATCACGTACCACTGGCTGTCCTGGTCCCCGGGGTACTTCTCCTTGAGCGGCATCCACGGTGGGATGTCGCCACCGAACACCTTGCCGTTGCAGTACATCTCGTGGTGGTAGTCGCCGCCGCCCTCGCAGGTTGACTCCACGTACACGAACGAGTCAGGCGTGTCAGGCACAGCCTGGAGCATGTTGAGCATGAACTCGCGCGGGTTGTTGTACAGCGCGATCTCGGAGACGTGGACCTTTCGAGCCGTAATGCCGTTGGCCGAGGTCGTCTCGCGCGGAAGGACGACGTTGAACCGCGACCGAAGCCCCTCGGCTCCAGCCGGGGCTCGGAAGTCCAGCGCGGTCCTGTTGTCGTACTTCTTCTTCGGTTGAAGGCTCGACGGCAGATGCTCGTAGAACAACTTCGACTTCGTGAAGATCTCGTGAACGGTGTCAGCGTTGTGCGCCACGACCAGCGCCGTCTCGTCAAACGAGGTCACGCACTGGTGGAACAGATACCCCTGAACGAACGTAGAACAGCCAGTCTGCCGCGCCTTGGCCTCCCACACCCTGACCGGCTCGCCAGCCGCCTGGATGCTCGTGATCAGCTCCCAGCGGATCTGCTGCGGAAGGTTGAAGTCAAGCGGCTCAAATGTCCCAGCCTTTGTCTGAATGCGTAGATGCTCGGAAGCAAAGACGGGGTAGTCCGCATGGCGTCCCGAAGTGAGCACCGACTCAGCCGATCCAGGAGGCGCGGATCGAGCTTCCGAGGAAGCATTCGCTCTCGACGCCTTGGTCTCATCCGGTTCTCTGTTTCGACCTCGTGCCAAGTCTGAGCCTCGTAGGGGTAGCCGGTCCACGGGTTGATCCCGTTGAAGTAGTCGATCCCAATTGACTTGAGCAGCTCGGTTGGGATCCTGCAACCACGCCGTCGCAACAGCAGGACGCTCGCACCACGCAAGCACCTGTTTGTCGGCCACGGATCAGCCGCCAGTTCGACGCCGTTGTCGCGCATGAACTCAGCCATCTCGATGACGTAGTACCAGGGCACCCACGACTGGCGGAACTCAGAGCCGCCCCAGACGCTTCGGGTGACCAGCTCGACCGCCTGATAGTCCACGAGAGTCCGGTACAACTGCACGTAGATCTTCGGCACACCCAGGGTCCACGCTGCGATCTCCTCAGACACCATGTCGCGGCAAACAGACAGCCACACCGTGCCGCGCTTGTCATGAACGTCGGCCACGGGGCAATGGTCTGGGATGGGGCAACCCCAGACCCGACGACCGTCAATCCCCATCCAGCGCATCGAAGGAAGCACGTCTCCGTGCATCGCAATGAGGAACTCCCGTCGCCACCGGTCGCCACGAGGAACCCGGCCAAACCCAGTCCAGTCCCCTATGCGCTCGACAGCCTTCGGCGGGGCAACGACTGTCGGAGTGGTCGCCAGATCCCGTGCCGCTGACTCGAGCCACCAGGACACGCTATCCCTGCTGGCAGATCGGCTGCGTCTCGGTGTGTCCGATGTAGAACCACCCAGCAGGGCACGCCATCCCGGCTGCGTTCGTGATGTCGGCAGCGCCAGACCCGGCGTCCTCTGCGTCCACCACGCCGTCACCGTTCACGTCCGACCGGAAGAACGTCATCACGCACAACGAACCACCGTTCGCGCCAGCAGGCCCGACGCCCACGCAGGCGCACAGCCCGAGGGCCAGAAAGAACACCGCAGTCAGTCCGTACTTCATCACAGCTACCCCTTCTTCCGACGACGCACCTTGCGCTCGGTCTTCATTCTCAGCGAGTGCCTGTGGGGCCGCGGTAGCCACGGAAGTTGTTGAGCACGGCGAGCGAGATGATGTAGAAGATCCACCCCTCAAGCGACATCACAGCGACATCAGGCTGGAGACTCTGTGCCGCAGCCTGCCGGTAGAGGGCACGCATGCGCTCGATTCCGCCATCGAACGTCGGCCACCCTAAACTGGTTGGTCCACCAGGAAGTCTCGTCGCCCACCGCCGCCTCCATCGTCAAGACCCCTTCTTCCTTGACCGCTTTGCCTCGGCCACAGGCGCATCAGCGACAGCAGGAGCGTCAGGCTCCGACCGCCAGACCTTCGCCACGGTGACGCCCTTGAGCAGACGCCCACCGGGCACGAGTTGCTGCGGCCTGTACTCCGCAATCCCAGAGAACAGCATCACCTGAGCAATCGGATCGGCACCCTTCGGAAACCGCCAGCCGACGATCAGGCTGTCGCGCAGCTCCCCCTGGTAGTCCATGCGAACAATGTCGCCGGGACGGATCTCATCAACAGGAATGGACTTCTCAGGCACGGCTCAACCCCTTTGCGCTGTTCTGGCACGCATCATCGACTCTGGCGACACCCCTGGCCGGTCCTTGACGAATCAAGGCTGCACACCGGCCAGGGGCTGACGCCGTCCAGAGACGGTTCGTGCCGACGGAACGGAGGGAAACGCCGACATTAAAAGGAGTCTCGCTGGTGCCTGAGCCGGTGTCAAGAGTCTGACGTTGGCAAAGACGGCTCATGCCGCAGCCTTCCGAGCACGATCCTCGGCCTTGAGCAGTCCAGCCGACAGCCGCTCGATCTTCTCCGTGTCGCACGGGTACTCCATCCCGGCGTCCTCGAGGTCCCGGACGAACCGCGCCACGACGGCCCTGGCGACCCTGAGACGCGCCGACTGCTTCGGGGTCCACATCAGGTCACCTCGGTGAACGAGGCGACCACCACCCACGCAGAACCGGAAGACTGCACAGGGCGGATGAACGAGTCGCAGCAACTCGCCCGGTACACAGTACTGCGGTCCACCTTTCCGGTGATCGGACAAGGGGCGGACCAGTCCACGAGGCCCGAGATCCCCGTGTCCCCATGGCACGCAGGGCACTCGACATGAGCAGTCTCTGAGCGCCGCATCACACACTCCCCTCGTAGGGGTCCTCGCCAGCGAGCGCGCACGCCCCGACGTGGATCAGGTCGTCCAGCCGCCGCTCAACGTCCTCGGACCAGCCAGGAGGCAGAGCAGCGGCCACACCGGCCAACTTGCCCTGGATCTCCTCGACCATCTCCAGAGCCTCCTCAAGCCAGTCGGCAGGGATGACCCGACCTCGGGCCACGGCGAGCACGCACTCCCTAACGTAGCGGGCCTCGGTCATCGACTTCCGCTCCGAGGCCGCAGCGAGTTCGGCGCGCTCCTCCAGGCTCATCTTCATCTCGACCCGGCTATTTCGCTTCGTCATGCCAGAATGGTACGGCTATCTGCGGCCAAGAGGCAAGAATCAAAGTACCGGCTATTTCGCCTGCCGCCGCGATCAGATAGCCGGTCATTTCTCCGAAAAATAGCCGGTGAACCTATAAGGGCCACGCCCTCTCGCGTTTTCCTTCTTCGCTCTCTTCGCTTCGCTCAGATTCGCTGCTCCTTCTTCGTGCCTGGCACGAACAGGTCAGGTACGCTCCACGTGCCATCGGGCGGCGCTCTCCTCCCCCCTCCCACGAAGCCGCCCCCACAACGCCCGTACGGTTCGCCCTGCGGGCGTTGCTGGTTCTGGAAGGCGGCAGACCAGGGGCAGGGTGCTCGCTACCCCACGCGCAGCAGACAGAAGGCGGTCAGGGGTAGAGGTGGGGGACATAAATAGAACCTGCACCCCACCCCCCGGGTGGGGGGTGAGGGTCGCCCGGGCCTACGCGAACGCGCGAGCTCGCGCGCCAGGCGAACGCGCAGGCGCGCGCGCTGCTCGAGCGCGCCAGCGGCGCAGATCAGCGCCTGCGCCGCTTCCCCCGCCTCCTCCCCGGCACAGCGGGTTCCCACAGTGTCGGGGAGCGGGCCGGGCCGGTCGCGCCGGGGAGATGGCCACCCCCGAAGGTGTCCTTCGGGCCACAGCGCCCGAATGCGGCGCATCGG